GTTAAATAACTTTTGAAAACTAAATACTAAATTACCACCAATGTAGTTAGCTAACCATGTAGAGTTTTCTTTGTATATTACAAATGATTGTTTAAGTGCTAGACCATCAACAATAAAGTCTGATTCATCACCTATAGTAACTTCACCTGCATCATTGGTTGCACCTGCTGTCCATGTAGAGGGGTAACTAAAATTTTCTGCTGCATCTCCCCATCTTACTTTGTTAGGGAACTCTGTACCACTTTCTGTAAGACCTAGAGCCATTAGATAATTACCAAATGCTTTTATGGTTTTACAAGTTGTACTTGCTGCCCAGTTAGGTAAATCAACAAAATTACTAGCACCTGTTGTTGCTAATGCTTGTGGGTCATCTATGCCATTACAAAGAATAGGAAGCCCATTATAAACAGTTCCTGTCCAATTTCCTAATGTAGTTAAATTAGTAGAATAATCGCCACCTGATGACCTTGTAACGTCTGTATGAGTAGTACCATCAGTTCTGTAAATCTTAGCTGTACCTGCATAGAACCAATATGATGCTGTGTTATTAGACCAATTCAATACAAAGTATGGAGCTACGGTAGGTGTGCCAAATACTGCATCATGTCCTTTGATTTTTTTTCCTGCATTATCTGTAAATCTTATGTTACTTGCATGTGAATAAAACTCAGGTGGGAGTACAGTATTGTTTGTATCCTTTATCATGCCCTTTGGGGCAGGTGCTACAAATGTTGCCATTAGGCAATCCTTTTCCACATATATACTACGATATATGGTTGTAAGTTATTATGGGCAGAACCACTACCAGTTGCATTACTTGTAACTGTTGCTGTACCACTACTTCCATCACCTACTGCTACAAAAGAATTATTACTATGATGTAAGTTATTATTAGAACCTGAGTTGTTTGAACCTGTTGTATGAGTATGAGCAGGTATTTCAGATGTTGTTAACGTATGTGTTTTAGCACCACCAGTCTCTTCTAGTGTATTAAATTCTGTTTGTGCAGCGTCAATACCAACCATAGTGCGACCAGTACCAAAAGCAACCCATGTACCAAAACCTAATAATGTTCCAGGGTTAGTTGATACTGCTGCATTGATATAAATACTTCCTACAGGATATACAGCTTGTATTGTTGTAACTGTATTCGAACCGACAGTCACTGTTCCTGTAAATGTAGCATTTCTGACACCAGTAAAATCTTTATTTGAGTCTAAGGTTAGTGCTTTTGATGCTTCAGCAGTACCAAGTGTTGCGACATCTACATAGTTAAGTTCTGTAGTATTGGCAGTACAACCATCAAGTAAATTTAATTCTGTATGTGTTGCTGTCATTGACCCTGTTATGTTAGGGAATGTATTTTTTATTGTTGATTTAAGTAATCTTATGTGGTCATCACCTTGAGCAACAGAATCAGTTGCCCCTGGATTTGAAGTATTAAGACTATCTATATATGTTCCTGCTTCTAATCCCATTCGTTACTCCTTTGGGTATTTATCTTTAATTGCTTTTATTGTTGTTTTCCAACCATCTATACCATTATGATAAATGTCATCTAACTGGTCTTCTATTGTTGGATACTCTTGTTGTCTTTTAAAATCATAAGTTTGTTTGAGATTGTTAAAGTCAACCTCTTCTTGCTCAATTCGATTATCTTCCTCTGTTTTTGCAAGATTATATTTATCTAATGCAACTTGATAATCACCTATGCTAGTTATTTGAGCATGAGATTTTCCATCATTATATTCTACTTCGCCTGTAGATGATTCACTATCCCAATGAACACAGTGTACGTCAGATGCTAACGTAAAATCTAAATCATAATATGTATTTCCATCAACACTAACTGTTTTACCATCTTGCATAATTGTTACTTTCATTTAAATTCTCCTATTTTGATATGTAATACCATCCTGTTGCAATATATTTATCACAGCTATAAACTGGATTTCCTCTGTGTGTATGTGTCCATGCTGCTGGGAAAAAAGCTATAGTTCCTTTTTTTGGTTTTACTTTTATTCCATACTCTAAAAATTCTGTCTCACCTTCGCCATCTGGAATATCATTTAAATAAATAGACCATACTAAACACCTAGCATAACTTCCATCTCCATATCCATTTTCACAATGCCAAGAATGAAAACCTCCTTTAGGTGGAGTTTTTTGTACTTTTATAGAATTGCTGTAAAATTGCAACATACCTATTCCAGGATACTCATCTATATATTTTGCTAAAGATATATCTAGTAATTTATTTGTTTCTTCAACTAAATCTTTTGCGTCTATTTCAAACATAAAAGAAAAATCTTTTCTGTTTTTTAATCCATTGTTTGCATCTTCGCCTTTCCATGCTGACATTGTTTTTTCAAGCTCATCAAATCTCGACACCATTCTGTTGCAATAATCTGATGATGCTGCATCTTCATACACACCAATAAAATGAGATTCTTGTTTTGGTTGATTATTTATTGCAATTTTCATTTTAATAAATTTTTATCAACTTTTTTAATAAGACTAATAGCATTTTCTTTATTTGACTTTACCATTTCGTTTCTAAATGATTCTATCGCTGCCCCTGTCTGTCTAATTTGTGATGCATTTTCTACTAACAATATAGGTAGCCAAGCCACGACACAAGAATATTCGTCTACATCTTCCCCTGTGTTTGGGTCTTTTCCTTTCATTTGACAAAACCAAGCACAGTCAAACTTTTTGCATGGTTCAAAATTATTTAAAGGACAGTTATCTTTTATTTCTATTTTCATTAGTCTTTAGCTGCAATAATTATATCTACATATTGTACATCAAAACTTCTTGCTGAACCACTAAATGTTGAAGAGTTTATTGTTAGTGAACCACTTAAATTATGACCATGATTATGCGAACCACTATTACCAGTGTTCGATGTGTAGTCTAAATCATATGCTGCACTGCCGCCATAACGACCAAGTGGTGAGTTTACGTTGCCGACATTACTGATATTACCATATTGTCCATTTGCAGAATCATGAATACGTTTTGAACCACCAGTGTGTCGGTGAGATGGTATTTGATTATTACTTAATGTTGTGTTTGCAATATTGCCACTAACACTTACGTTACCACTTACTGATACATTACCAGTAGGTGTATATGATGCAAAAACTGTTGAAAATGCCGAGCTACCACCTGAACTGGCAGTTCCAGTAACTACTCTTAAAGCATGGTTATTATAACTTGTTGTCTCTTTTGTCCAACCTGTAGGTGCTGCTGTTTGTTGAAAAAGCATTTTTGTTCCACTCGGAAATGACTCTCCTCCACCACCAATACTTCCCCAAGCACTACCATCGTAGCCCTCAAATTCTGATGTTGTAGAGTTAAATCTAAAATCACCATTTGCAGGTGAGCTATTTCTTTGAGCTGTTGTGCCTACAGGTACTTTAATAGAACCTGTACTTGTTATATCTACACCATCTGTTGTTGTTACAAATTTTTCTGTTCCATTATGTTTGAGACTTACACCAGCAGAATCTTGAATAGAAACACCTATTGTAGTAGCACCTCTTAAAGTTAAATAAGATGAACCTTGCACAGTTAAATTACCTGTACCAACATCTCTAAAATAACTATTAGAGCCATCATGAAATATTTCTAAATCTGCACTAGCACCAAATACTGCTTTTGTATTATCTGCAAATTCAAGTCTATTGTCTGACTTATCCCAAAACATGTTTGAGCTATCACCAGTGAAAGTTACATCATTTAGTAATGATATATTACCCTCAAGTTTATTAGTGCCATCATGATATATTTGTAAATCAGCACTAGCACCGAATGATAGTTTAGTGTTATCAGAAAATTCTAATCTATTATCTGAGCTATCCCACATTAAATTATGAGCAGCTCCAGCAAAGTTTACATCATGTCCATTAGTATCTAAGTTACCACCTAGTTGAGGTGTGGTGTCTTCTACAACATTAGCTAGTTTTGCATCTAGTGCTGTTTGTAATCCATCGACATTAGATATGATATGGTTGTGCGAATCATCTGCAACTGTAACTGTAATAGCTGTTGTGCCACTACCACTAGCATCACCACTTAATGTTATGGTTTGGTTGCCAGTTAAATAAGCTGAATCATTTGTCCATTGACTGATATTACCTGATTTATTGGTAAGTGTGTCTGTAGATGAAGCTGTAATATATCCTGCATCGTTAGTCCATTGACTGTTACTTCCTGACTTATTAGTTAGAGTATCAGTTGAACTTGCAGTTATGTAAGAACCTAAATCAGATATGTTTGATTCTGTAATCGTTATTGTATTTGACGCACTATTGATTGTTTTGTTCGTTAGTGTTTGTGTGCCTGATAAAGTTGCAACAGTTGAATCAATCGCAAAAGTGACTGCATTGCCACTACCACTTGTATCTATACCTGTACCACCAGTAAAAGTTAATGACTCAGAATCTAAATCAATAGCTAACGCACCACCTGAGTCTGCTTGAAAATCTAGGTCTTGTGTTGTTATACTAGCCCAAGATGTACCATTGTAATATTTTAATGCACTGTCTGTTGTGTTAAAAGCAAGGTCTCCTGCATCTAAACTTGTTGTTGGGTCAGATGAATCTACTCTGTATCTTTCTGCAAAACTATTAACACCAGTTATATTACTTGCCGTTGTATTTACATTAGCAATGTCGGTTGCGACTGTAGTTATATTTGTATTATTAGAAGCTACAGTATTTATATTAGTTGAATTACTATTAACTGCATTTATGTTTGTTTCGTTTGCGGCTACTGCGTTTATGTTAGTAGAGTTTGAAGCTACACTATTAACATTAGAAATATCTGTAGCAACTGTATTAACATTAGTAATTGAACTAGCTGTAGTATTAACATTAGCGATATTAGTAGCTACTGTTCCAATGTCAGTAGCATCCCCTGCAACAGAAGTTACATCAGCAGATATACCTGCTACTGTAGTTACATTTGCATTAATTCCTGAAACTGTAGTTACGTCAGATGATATTCCTGCCACTACCCCAATGTCTGTTTCATCAGCAGCAACAGTATTTACGTTTGCAATATTTGTTGCAACTGTATTGACATTTGATATTGAACTTGCAGTTGTATTTATATTTGCTATATCTGTAGCAACAGTACCTATGTCAGTACCATCGGCAGCAACAGTTGTAACGTCACTAGAAATTCCTGCTACAGTTGTAATATCAGAATTTATTCCTACAACAGTATTTATATTAGATATGTTTGCTGCAACAACTCCTATATCTGTACCATCATTAGCTACTGTCGTAATCTCTCCACTAATTCCTGCAACTGTGATTACATTAGAATCAATACCAGCTACTGTAGTTACATTTCCTGAAATACTTGAGACTGATGTAACATCAGATGCAATTCCTGCAACAGTAGT